GAAGTTACAGTAAATGTATTATCTTGTAAAACATTATTACTTACATTTGTTTCATCAAAGAACGCAAAAACTTTTGTATCAGGTTTCATGTTAGTTGCAACTACATGAACAGGTATGGATCTCATGAAAGGTATCATTGACATTGATACAATTCTATCACCTAAGTTTTTATTTACTGTGCTAGATTGTAATGTAGTTTGAATACCTGAATTTACTTGCCCAACTTGTAGTGTTCCTACTTGTTGTTGAACATTACCTATCCAGTTACCTTGTTGAACTCCTGATTGAGTTGTTTGCCAACCTGTCCATTCAGTTTGACCGAACCAGTTATCTTGCCAACCATTCCATACAGTTCCTTCAACTCCGATTTCATCTGCTAAAAACTTAATTGCATCAAAGGCGGAATCATCTTCTACTAATAAGTCAGGTCTTCTTGTAGTATCGTGCCAATCATCTGAAGAAGGTCTTAAAAATATTTCACCTCCATATGGTGCAACTTTGTAAGGGTTAGTATCTACACTATCTGTTGCGTAAGGATTTTTAATAAATTCAACATCTGTAGAAGGTAACATGATAATGCCATCAGGATATTTTTTGTATCCTGCAGTTGTTCTATCTGCCTCTGTCGATGCAGTTTCAGTAAATCCTATAACTTCAGTATTAGACATAGGTCTAACTATTCTTTGTTTAAAGTCCATTGATATTCTGTAATCTTCATTTAGAACATTACCGATATTGTGACCTGAGAAGTTATCTACAATAAATCCATTTTTAAGTCTATCTAAACCGTTTGCATCTTTAAGGACTAAATCTGCAGTTTCTTTTTCTAGTAAGTTTAGAGAAGTATAGTATTCTAAGTTTGTAACTCTTTTTTCTATTTTACCAATGTCTCTCATTGTGTATCGTTTGTTGTCTATCTTCTTAGCGACAACTTCTTTTGTATTTAAAACATATGGTAAATATGATACTTCGAATAGTGTCATTGCATCATCAATATCTTGTGGTGCATGTGGTGATAATTGAGGAACACCTTCAACTACTGTAGTTCTACCTGAGTAGTCAATAACAACTTTATCTACTCTCGGTAAATAATATGAGAAGTCTGCCTCAACATTAGTTCCTATTTCAACTAGTTCTCCTACAGAACCTCCACTACCTGTGAAACTTGTTCCGCTATCTGCTACTCTTGGTCTAAAATCTAAACAATCTCTTAAATCAAAAACTCTACCATCTTGGTCTTTAGATTTGTATTGAGGTATTACAGTATAATCTACAACACCATCATAACTATCTACTGAGAAATAATCTCCAGCACCATGAGTAAAGAAGTCAAATGTAACTAATAGTCTTCCTGTTGGTACAGGTTGACCAGGTTTTAATTTAATTCTACATAAGTCATAGAATGCATCTCTTTGACCATCATCAAAAGTAAATCTGTTTGTAATATCTGTATCAGTTGATACTGCATTTGTACTAAAGTCTGCCGCCATCTTGACAGATTTTAATGCAAATCCATCTGCTTTACCTAAAGTGATTTCTGTTTTCTGTGCCGCTACTGCAGTTGAAATTTGTACTGTAGAATTACTATTTAAAGTTTTAGATTTTTCTACACCATCATCTGAAGCAACTCTAACTGAAGCAATTAAATCTACTGTGGTTCCATCTGCTAAAGCATTAGTAGATAAACTTCCTAGATTTGATATTGTAAGTGTTCTATCTGATCCTGATAGTGCTAGATTGCTTGATGTTATATCTGCGATTTCTCCATCAGTAGTTGGTGATTGTCCTGTGTTAACAATCAATGTATAATTTTTGAGTGATGCGATTGATGTAAATGTTTCATTAGTTCCTGCACAAGTAAATGATACAGAACCTGATGCTACAGTTGCCGTTGCAAATTTTCTTCTAACTGTGTATGAAGTCGATTTAACATTATCTGGATTAGATACACTATCTCCTCTTACTTTTCTCATTCTAAAGAAGTTAGTTGGAAATACTAATATTTTTTGGTCAGGTCTTGTCAAAGGTGCTTCAAATCTTGAAATGACACCTGCAGTTTTTGCCTGCAATCCATTAGCAGTTAATGTTTTACTTAAATTATTTCCTGTGGCAGATGCAATTTCTCCTACTCTTGTTCCATCAATGAATACTACATCACCAGTTTTTAATTCTGTTAAGAAACTTGTTCCTTGCCCAACTAGTGCAGTTGAACTTGAAGTTGTTGTTGCAGTACCTTGTAGTGTTTTAAGAGTAGGTTTAATATCACAATTAAATGTATTGCCTGAGTTTTCAAAACCTCTTGCATCTCTTGTAAAATCTTTTCCGTCATTCATCTTAATATCAAAGATACCAAGTTTAAATTCCATGTCTGCTTGTGCGGCAGTATAATCACCACTATGTAATATGAAACCTCTTACTCTACATGTTCCTATCACGGCAGGTGAACCACCTTTTAAATCATCGTGAATATCTAATACTTCGAACTCATCAATATCAGGCATACCTGTAACATTTTTAACAACAATAAAGTTACCTATTGGTGTTTGTATAGGTTTATCTGTTTCTCTATCAAAAGTTCTAGGTTTATCTACAGGAATAAATTTCTTTGCGTAACTTTCTATTTCATAACCTTTGACATATGCTTTACCAGGTTCTAGTCCTAAAGCAAGTTTACTTTCAAGACCTCCGTCTGCAGTAGTAAATACACCTCGATTATTACCACTAAGTAAATGCTCTCTAATGTCTAATTGAAAAGGTTTAACTTCATAATCACCACTCTCGTCAAAAGTTCTTCTTGCAAGTGTTTGTTCTAGTATTGCATAATCGGCATACTTAGAATATCTTTGTATTGTACCATTCTCTAGTCTTGCAAGTTCAACAAAGTTTGTATCTGTAGTTTCTGTTAAAGTTTTCTTTACAAGGGTTACTGAAATGTCATATCTATGGGCACCTGGTGCGGCATAGTTTGATGAACCTTGAGCATTATCATTTAGTTGAGTATCTTCTTCAGGAGTAACTGTAGATTGTGTTACTTCAAATCCTATTCTGTAAGAAGGTTTGTCTGAATACTTATCTAGTAATATTGTTTGCTCTGTATTTGCTACAAAGAATCCGTTAATAAAATAAACACCAGGATTAATTTTTACTGCAGAACCAGTCCCAGTTGCGTCTGTAGTTTGTAACTGGGCGCTGATTTCTGTAGTCTGATTAGTTGAGAGTAATGGGTTTTTAATTGTAGTGTTATTCGCATTTAGTGATGTAATTATTTCACCATTTTCGAATTTCTTAGTATCGAAATTATTGTCTGAAGTACCAGAGGTCTCATACTTAATATAAAGAGTTAAAGGATCTGAGGATGTGGCAGCGACTGTTCCTATAACTTTTGCTCTAATACCTGTAGTGCCTCCAATAATAATTTTATTTAAAAAGTCAGTTCTATAACTTTCAACATTCGTTGCATTGAATGTTGATTGTATCTTAACAAAATCATATTCTAAATCAAAGTTGATATCACCTGGTATAACCATGCTCCCATCTTCGAACATGTGTTTACCAAATCTATCAATTTGATTTTGTAGTATAGATTGTAACTGAGTTAACTCTCTCGCTTGAACAGGAAAACCTGGTCGAAAGAGAACTCGGTGATAACCTTTACCTTTCGCATTTGTTTCAAAATCATCATAATAAGGTGATACATTAAAGTCAATGACTGCCATTTAAATCTCCGATATCTGTTTAATCTAAAGTATTTAGATTAAAATTCTACAACTAATTTTATATCTTCAATCTGGTCTGAGGCACGGTTGATAGGTCTTCTATGTTCAAGATACATAATATCTCCACTATCTGCCGCTACTTCAGGATTGCCTAAAGCACTTGAAGTTCCAGATGCACTTGAAGTCCCACCTGATATAGTTTCAGATGTTTGGAAAGTTCCAAACCCTGTGTTAATATCTTGGTAGTATTTCAATATTCTATTTGTAGAATCCCAGTTGACAACTTTACCTTGGGCACTTGAAGTACCTCCAGTAATTGTTTCGTCAACTTGGAATGTTCCAGATAGACCGCCTGATTGTAAAGTAATTGTCTTACAAGCACTTAATGTTGCCGCAGTTGCGACATTAGTTGTACCGAAGTCAAATGGATCTCTGATTAATCCTATTCTACGATAATCGTTAGAAACTGGGAAGTCACCAGAACCATCTGCGTATTCAAGTCTTACATTATTCATTACATAGAATCCGCCTAATTCGTGAACTGGGTTAGAACTATGTCCACCCTCTGGAGAAATAACTGCTACTGCAGTTGCTCCTGATCCACCACCGCCTGATATTGTAACAGTTGCTTGATTGTAACCAGTACCCACATTGTTTACTGTGATTGCAGTTACGGCATTTCCTGCCACGGTTGCAGTTGCAGTTGCAGACGAACCGTTACCTGAAATTGTTACAGTTGGTGTTCCTGAATATCCAGATCCACCTGCAGTTACTTTAATTCTATAAATCGCACCATTGACTGCCGCTTGTTGGGCATCATATTGCGTTTTATATGGTTGTCCAGCACCTGGGTCAGATGTTATAAATTTAACAGGCATGAAGTCTGTTGATAAAAATTTAATTGCATCTGAGGCAGAAATGGTATACATAAATTTCCATTTGTATCCATCTCCAGTAGTGATAATTCCAGTACCAGTACCTGTTGGTTTTACAGTTGATGCAGTATTGCCATCGTTGTCGATAACTTTGTAAACATTAAAATCTTCAGTTAGTACATAGAATGTCGCCGCAGACAATGAAGTTGCTCCAGAGTTTGCAGTATTTGAAGATGAATAATCATGTTGATATGCATCATATGTTGTTCCCGATGTCCAGTTTCTTCTCACGATTGCATGAGATACATCCGCAGTATTTACTCTTTTCAATGCTACGATATCATCATATGCATTAAAGTGAGTGTTTGGATTGTCAACTGGTGTATCAGGAGAGGTATCATTAGTCCACGGTTGTGGTCGACCAATGAAAAGATATATGTTAGTTGCCGCACTCTCGCTAAATCCTTCTATGTAGGATTCGGCGTTATGAATACGAAACTTATCCGTTATAATTGCTGCCATTTTAGTCCTCTCTTATATTTGACTTATATTATATTTATACAAGGAGTTTAACTACTCCTCAAAAAGACCTCGCTATCTATAGCAAAATCTAGTTTTCTGCCTGGGAAGTTTACGACATCATCTACAGTTACATTAGGAAAGTCCTTAACTGCAGTATTACCGTGTGTATCCCAGTAAGTATTATTCGATGTATTACTACCCGAATAGTTACTTGTTAGTACCGTAGAGGTGTACGCACTTCTATTTATTCGCCCTCCTCTATCAATACTTCTTACTCCTGCACTATAAGGCGGGAATAAAAATTTCATTCTTTCTAGTGTATATCCTGAAGTACCCATTTTTGCACTTCCGAATGATGCCGCTAGTTCGTCATCTAATAATGTTAACTGTTTTTCTATTGTATGAATAGATGGTCTTGAACCACTACCAAATGTTACTTGTAGTTTTTGAGATGACTGAATAGTAGGTAATAGTAGTGTAACTACATTTTGACCTACTGAAGATGATACATTTAATTGTTTTAATATTTCTACAACTTTTTGTAAAGTAACAACAGGAGCATTTTCTACTAAATCACCAAACTTAGTAACTGCTTGTATTAATATTTCAGGTGTTGACTTTGTTCTAGTAGGAATATTACTGAAATTAGGTACATTGACATTAGTATCTACTTGAATATTTTTCAGTAGTATGTTTATCTGGTCTAACATTAATATAGTTGCATCTATATTTGTGAATGGTTGTGCCGCTCTTGGGAATATCAACTGAGGCACTACTGCACCTGGTTCTGTTCCTACATATTCATCTTCACCTCGTAAGAAGTTTTGACCTTGCCCAGATAAATCGACATTACTATCTTCAAGTAATATACCACCCATGTCTTCTTTAAGAAGTCTAGTTGGGAACATTGCAACTTTTACTGCCTCTGCCATGATTTCTAGTTCTATTTTTTCAAAAGGTGTTGTAGGTATTAACGCATTATTACCTGTTACAGTTGCTTGTAGCAATGCTTGTATCTGTTTATATCTAGGTGATGTTGAGTTAACTCCTACACCTACTAAAGAAGATGCATAATTGTCTTTATATAAAGTCGCTTTTAATGAAGTTCGTATGGCAACTTCTCCAAAGACTGCTAGTCCTACAGGGTGCAATATTCTTTTAACTGCATCTCGCCATTCGTTTACAGATTGACCTACTTTAATAACATAAGAAAACTCTTGATAATATTTACTATCTTGAATTTTCTTAGAACTTTCTGATAGTCTTCCTCTTGAACCTATAAGTGTTCCTTCACTAACTGATACTGTTCCTACAGTAGGTGTTAAGACGGCAATATCATTTTGTTCAACTACTGCCGATACACCACTTCCGTTTGTAACTCTTAGAGTTCCTGTAAAGTTTGAACTTGATGCAGGTGTAACTTTATATAATGCTCTGTTTGTATCAATAGATAAAATAGTACCACTTACAGTTGAAGTATCTTCACTATTTAAAAAATCACCATCTTCTTTTTTTATACTATCGCCATTTTCTAAAGTTATTCTAGATTGTAAAGTTGTTAATGTATTACCTTGAACAAAACTACCACCTGTTACATTTTTTAGTATAAGATTATTAAGAGGTGTAATTGTAGGTGCACTCGTATAGTTTGTTCCTACATTAGTTCGATTTACACTTGTTATTTTTCCTATGTCATTACTTTTAGCATATATTACTGCACCTGTACCTGTAGTAGATGTTACTGAAACTGTAGGTAAAGTTGTATAGTTGCTACCTGTGTTTACAATATTAATATCTCTAACTGCACCTATTGTTGGGTTTGTTTCTGATAAAATTCTATGACCTGTTTCTAAATTTAAGAAACCTAAGGATTCAGGATTCAAAGGTGTGTCTGCAATTATTCTTTTACCATCTTCAGTTAAAAGATTATCACCATCTTCTAAATGTATTTGTGTAGGTGCAACACCTTCTAATACGATGTTAGAAGTTTCTTCTAATATTTTTTCTCCGCTTTCTAAATTAATAAAATCAGAACCGTTTTCTAATAGAAAAGCATTTTGAACTCTTGATACTTCAGCAATCGAACCTGCCCCAACTCCTGTATTAGCAAAAGCAATCGGGTCACCTACTTTATATTTTGAACCAGGTACATCAATAAGAAAGTCATCAACACCACCTTTACCTGTCGCTTCAATATCAAAAGCGGCAGATGAACCTGACCCACCTGAACTTGCTAGTGCATCTTCTTGTGTATAATAATTACCATCATTCGTTGTAGTAACACCTGTGATAATACTATCAACAACTCCTGTAATTGTACTATCATCTTGTCCTGTAATAGTTACTGTTTGACCTGCAATAAAGTTTCCTGCAAGTGTATTATCTGTTAATGTTAATCTATAAATTTGATTAGCGCCAACTACAAATCCTACAACACTTTCTATTGTTGCAGTTGCTAAGTTAATATTAGCATCATTCTTATTATTAGGTTGTGTAACTAATTGTCCTGTAATTTGAGTAACATCACCTGTAAGATTTTTTAAGTTTAAAACTGTTTCTGAAGTGAAGATACCATCAGATGCTTTTAACATATCTACTTTAGGATAGTAGATTTCTGCCGTTTCATTAAATAACATTCTGAATAGTAGAATGAATGATTTATCTGTACCTTTTCCTTTATAAAATTCTCTTACATTTTTTAAAAATGTTCTTTTGTCTGCAAGTATTGTATCAGGTATATCTACAAGATAATTCTTTTTAAAATAATCAACGAAGGAATCTAGTGTCATATCAATATCATTATAAAGACGAAGATTCCTATTCATCTCTATAGGTTTTTGATTTTGTTCTAGATATTCGTAATATGCTTCAATGAAAGCAACAAGAGTGGTGTGGTCACCTTTAATAAATTCTGGTAATTGCTCTGATACTAATTTAGATAGACGGTTTCTATTATCTTTATCAAGTATATGTGCCATAAGTTATCACCTCATTTAGTAACCAGAACCGCTAGACGATCCTGAAGAACCAGAACTAGAACCTGAACTTGAAGAACTAGAACTTGAACTTGAAGAAGATCCTGCAGAGGATATTGAAGAAGAGGTAGTAGTTGTTTGTCCAGTTTGAGATAAGTTATGACTTGATGAAACAGTATAGTCAACACCTGCGGTGCTTTCTCCTGTTGCTACTTTATCAACAATAGTATTAACAACAACATTTGCTGGGTTAATCATAAGTAATACATTTCTAACAGATACTACATCATTACTGTTAGGTGTTACATATAATTTTACCTCGTTGTTATCTAATACAGTTGAAGTAACATTTAACTGGTCTACTATTATTTGTCCTGTAGTATAGTTAATTGATCCTTGTTGAGAGTTTGTATATACTCTTGTTGATGTACCTTGCTCTAGATAATATGACCTTACATTACCTGCACCATCATCATCTAAGAAGTGTAAGTTTGTAGAACCTGCTAAATAAAATCCTGTCGATGATAAGTTAGTAGGTGCACCCGCTCCTTGAGTAAATAATGGATTATAGAAGTTTGTGGTGTACTTATATTTTTCATTTAGAACTGCAGTAAAGTGTTGTTCTATTCTAAAAGTTGTAATGTTACTTGTAATGCCTACATCGGATTCATCAATAATTTTTTGAAACTTTGAAAATCTGAATACACTATCAAAATTTTTGATTTCAGTATTATAATAATTTGTAACTGCATCTTTGACTTTAGTTACTATATCACCTCCTGTTGAGGTAGTTGAATTAGGATTCCAATATACATTGATTGTTGGCATAATACAAATATATAAAGGATCAACTATTTCAGGTGTAATTGATACCATAGTTTTAGATGCTAAAATATCTTTTGTAATACTTGCCTTTGTAGTTTCTGTTAATGTTGTTCCTGTTACAGGTTTAATTGATAGAAAAACTTTACCATAGATAGGTGGGTCATTATCTTCACCACCCCACACTTGCATACTATCAACATTACCGTATAGTTTAGGAAGTATAACTTTAAAATCTTCTGCCGTAACTGCACGATTTTGTGAAGAGTAATATTTAGGTGCGTTAAATTTTATACTATCTAAAGTTTCTCTTACTGCTCCACCTTGTGAATTAGAAACAGTTGTGATTGTAGCATTAGTAGTACCACCTACTGTAGAAGATAATGTAAATGTTTTAGCACCGTTAGATGTTTCTTCATTTGTTATAAGATATTCTAAAACTATTATATTACCATCACTTAATGCTTTACCTAAAATACCATCACCGAAAGTAACTTCATATTGACCATCTTCTACTGCATTTAAAAAATATACTTCAGAGGTATCTTTTACATCTAAAATATTTTCTGCTCTTGTAAATGTAGTTGTTGTGGCATCTGTAGTTGAATTTTGTACTGATACTTTTAATGTGCTTGTATCTGCTCTATCATCTTGTATTAAAAATCTTTGATTAAAATCTGCACTATCTTTTGTATATTCATATCGAATAGATGTTCCTTCTTTTACATTAACATTTGTAAAAGTATAAACACCAGAAGAAGGTACGATTGTTAAATCGCTTTGTGTTACATATGAATAACTTGTGCCATTTACTTGGGTAGAAAAAGTTGTTCCTGATGGCATCGTTAGTGTTGCAGGACTTCCTGCAGGACTATTAATTGTTACATTGATTACTGCCGTTGGTGCAGTTGAAGACCTTGGTGTATATCCTAAATGTTTTGCTAGTGATACAATACTATCTCTCTTGACTGCACTATCAAGAAACATCTCGTTAGCAACCATATTAGAATACACGGCACTATAATGTGTATTGTATGCTAAAACATCTAGCAAAGTATTAATAGCAGAACCTTCAAAATTATAATCAGCAAATTTAGGTTGTGCTTTTAGATAACTTTTAAGATTATTTTTAATCTCTGTAAAGTCTAACTCGGTAACTCTAATTCTTTTAGTTGTAGTTGCCATATTATCTTATTCTCTCTAAAAATGTTTCTAATACTTCTTGTTGATTGTGATTTACAACATAGAAATATATTCTTACTCTATATTCGTTTCTGTCACCTTGGTCATCTACTGTAATATTTACAAGTTTACATCTAGGTTCAAAGTTTTCTATACATTCTCTGATAGTCTTTTCTATCATTCTTCTAGTCAAAGGAGTATTCAATTCAAATAACAAATCACCTAATGCTGAACCTATATACGATTGAAAAGGTCTTTCATAGTGTCTAGTCAGAATAAGACTTCTAATAGATTGCTTGACTGCCTCTACATCTGTTTTTAGACCCACATCATTACTACCATCTAGTAATGTGAAATTTAAGTCTAAATCACTAAAATTTGTAGTTTGTCTAGTAATCGTTGCCATATTATTATTTATATCTATTTGTTATACCCTAGTCGTTTATTTCTTTAATCTTTACAAACTTGATTTGCCCAATCATAATTATCACAACCTGCACCCCCATTTGCTAAACTATTAGAAGTAACTGTGGTTATAGCACCAGATGTAGCAGGTGCAGAACCTCCGCCGTTTGCAAACACATTACTTGATGAAGTTGCGGCGGCATTTGATACCCATGATCCATGACCTCTTGTAGCATCACCTAGTCTGTGTACTTTAATACCGTTCACAAACACATTAGGTGAACCATCTTTCGCAGGATCACCACAAGAAGTTGTATCACCTATACGAACTGTTTTCGCACCATTTGTAAATACATTAGATGAACCTGATGCGTAAGATGTTCTATGAAAGGGGTTAGGTGTGCCACTTGCATGACCCACATGACTATCTAAACCTACTCGTACAACACCTGGC